TTACCTCTTCTTGAAATGTTGTCTCTTGGGGTCGAACTAGGTGCTAAGCCCCAAGAGACATCTTGACTTTATTCCGTTAGAACGGGACTTCGGTGTCGTCAGCGAAGCTGCCTGTTCTGTGGATCGAGAATTCGATGAAAATGAACTCTGCCGCTCTAATTGGCTGGACGCCAACTCGGGCACGCATCTCGTTTCTGTCGATAACGTCGGGTGGGTTCAACTCTTCGTCACATTTGACTCGGAAGTCACTGACTCCACGACCGACTTGAATCTCCTGAAGGATGGCCGTTGCGATTCGGACAAACTTCTGTCGGAGGATTTCGTCGTGTGGATCGAAGAGGAGTTGTCTAGAGGCCGAACGAATTCTCTTCTCGATGACGAACATCAATCTTCGGACGTTCACTCTGTCAAGAGCCGTAGGTCGTCTTTGAAGAGTCTTCTGACCCCAAACCACAAATCCTTGGAAATCTACAAATTGAACGATTGGGTTGACGGCATTTCTATAGCCATACATCAAATCTCGTTCCTCAAGGGTTGGACGTGAGAACACGTCCGTAATACTCGGTACAACACCTCGTGTTACGCCAGCGGGGGCATACCACGGAGCGGATAGTTGATCGGATCGAGCGATAGTCGCCATAATCGATCCTGCGGGCGGTGCCCAAACATCAACTCTGTTGTAATTGTCTCGCAGTTTTACCCATGGCCAGTACAGAGCACCAAAGTCGTTGTCGAATCTGGTGGTGTTCAGTGGGTGACTGCCGTTTTGCCAATCGACGATCTCGCCGACTGTCAATCCAAACGGAGGATCGATGATTGCCAAACAATCCATTCGGACGTTCTGGCAGAGAGACAACAGAGCGGTAACAACTGCTGTACTGGAGTGACCCGGAACTGCGATCAAGTCAATGTCAATCTGTTCTGGTTCGCTCAAAGCGTACATGCCGGTGAAGGCAAGGCTATTACCAATAATCAGGGAGTCCTGAATATCCGGGTCAGATGGAATACCATCTGATCCACCAGCCAACGTGTAAGTTCCGTCCAACGGAGGTGCTGCGTTAGCTGTGTTGTCTTCAATTCTGATCCAGTCGGAAACCAAAGCAATGTAGGTTTCGTTATAGAAACGTGAAGTCTCGTCTTTCGTGAGTCCGCCCCAAGATTCTACTTGGACGCCGTTATTGTAAATTTCAATAACGAAGTTTCCTTCACGAATGTTGTTCTCAATCACAACCTGTGTTGCGTTACCATCAATACCTGCTGAATCAGCGGTTACGGTCATCGTGATTGCGCCAGTTGAGTTGGCATCGCCATTGACTCGACCATAAGTGTAAATGGCTGCATCGCCAGAAGTCCCAATTGGGCTCAGGCCAGCTACGGTTACACTTGTGAAACCGAAAATGCCGATAGCTGTACTATCCGGCTTAATCAAAAGTCTGGCGTCACGACCATGATGATCGGTCTTGAACACAAGGTTGTTGGAGCTAGCCGAAGCTGTCCAACCACCCGGTAAAGTTCCACCGTTTTCTGTCTTTTGACTGTTGATTTCACTGACTACTTCGGCGATAGTTGATTCGCCACCTTCCAGAGCTTCTAGATCAATTGTTTGGACAACATTATCAATAAGAACGTTGTCTGTACCATCGATCACGATCTGGATGTTCTGATCAGTCAGACCAGCGAAGTCATAATCTCCTGCATCTTGATAAGTTGCAGGATACATGTCATTGCTGCCTGTGATGCTAGCCAGTGTCATGCCAGTACCAAGTCCACTGACGTTACCGTCAAGAACTGCACCGCCATAAATAGCGTCTTGTACTGAAACTAGTTCAAGCTCTGCATCCGGCCCAAACGCAAATGTTGTTTGGACAGCGATTTTGGTATCGCTTGTGTGGGTGTAGAACTCGATGCCATCTACGTCACCATCAACTTGAAGGTTGAGATCTGCCGCTAGTTGGGCTGCTGTATAGGTTCCGGCAAGAACCACAAGTGTCTTCGAATGAAGAACAGTATTCAGCCTCCAACGGAAAAACGAGTCTTGTGCGAACACATAATCCCCTGCCTCATCAGATTCGATCTGAATGCGACCGCCAGCAGACTCAACGTCTATCTCGGCTGTCTTAGCTTGCTCGTCGCTTACATTGTCTTCGTCGCCTACACGAACAACATAAAGCTCGTTAGCAATTAGCAGATATTGCTCTGCTGCATAAATGAGGTAAGGATCACCTGATTCAGGATGTGGGTAACCGAACACCGTGTTTAGCTGGCGTTGGGTGCTGATAAGAGTCGGAACGTTAATCGGACCCTTAGAAGCAAACCCAATCAACCCGGCACGGTGAAAGGATTGTTCAGACTCGATGAAGCTCAAATCCTTCTCTGTGATTCGAACGCTCGGCGAAATTGTATTGCTAGGCGGAAATCCCCTTAGAATAGCCATGTCTTAATCTCCCTTGCGAATCTCTGAGTTTGGAATATATCTAGTGGAGATCAGGCCCATTTTCTCCACCCTATCTATGTACTCGGTCTTGAGTTCGTCTTCAATAAGCCTGACGTTTTTGCCTTTTCCGATACCCGGAACAATCAAGGTGGTAAAAGCACGAGGTGCCTTCCTTGACCTCACTACTAGTTGTACTGGACTTCTTGATTTGTTTTTTACTTCAATCATTCTTCCAATTCCTCTACTGCTTGTTCTAACCTTGCCAAGACCTCGGTTATGTCTTCATCATTAGGCGAATCAGTGATTTCAATTTTCGTCTTAAGTACGGCCTTCTTCCTAACAATCGGCTGAGCCACATATGACTCGGCTGTTAAACCGAACTGATACTTAAACACTCTTGTTGCTCGATCTCCAACTTCAATATCTACGTTATTAGCTATGGAGTCGAGCTTAACACCTATCTCCCATGAAATTCCTCTTACTCGTATATACGCCATCGGACTGAATTTCGTAACGATTTGAGTGAGAATCTGGTTCATGTCCTCTTCGTAAAGAGTCCATCCGATCAAAGTGTACCCGATATCAACAGGTATACCCTTCGATACACCAAATACCGTGTCTCTTTCATATCTCTCACTAACCGTAAAGCCCGGTTTCCAATCTGTCCGGCGACTCCTAAGATAATCAACCGCTTTGTGATAGACATATCGATCTTGGTTAAAGCTGTAATCAGACGCATGGATGGCGAGCATTGGTAGACGAACTCGATCAACAACCAAACTCTCATCTTTGCGCACTTGTTCTTGAAGAATGTAGGCTACAGCTTTTTCTTGAGTGGCCCAGATGATGGGTATCTGATGCGCTTTGCCAGCTTCATCAAGAACTACAATGTCCTCGAATAACTGTTTCACCGCTTCATCTGTTCCACGGAGGGATTTTCCATACCGGTAAACAGTATTCCGGTTAGGAGGGCTCATACCCTGTTCGTTGATAATATGGCCAGTTTGCTGAGGGTCACACAAAGCTTGTGCTCCGTTCCCCAACTTATTCTGAGTTGCATCCTCTAGCCAAGAAAGATCACGAGAAGTCACATCTGTTTTACTAGTTTGATATGGTTCGTGATCAATTGTGCCGGAACCGATTTCCGTTAATCCATCTCTGCAAAAAGGAGGTGGATCTTCGATATGCTTTTTAATGCTGCCCGGTTCGTTGCAAGGATTTAGATCTGGTTCTGCCATATAGTTGTTCCCTCTGCGTATCTATGCTCTTAATGAACTAAAAGTTTTTTCGCCTTTGTCCTCTTATAAGAGGGTGGAATATGAGACCTTACAAGATAATCAAAAGCGCTAAGCCAATAACAAAAAGAATCCGGCTCATCAACAAGCTAAAACACAAGAAGATACCTTTGTGTTTCTTTAAGAACGTACATCCGCCTTATCAGAAGTTGGCTTAGGTGGGCTTGGCGGAAATCTGTGACAGTGTGGACAAAGACCATATGGATTCTCTACTGATTTGCCACACCATGGACATTTGCCCTCTGATTCCAACCATATCTTAAACTTCATTCTGGACCAGCCTGACCGCCAGCAAAGTTAGTATTGGTTGTGCCTCGACCAAGATCCTTAACGCTGTTGACCTTAAAGTCCGGCTCTCGCTGTGTAACCTTTCCCTCGCCAGTAGTAAGACTCTCTTGGAATCTACCACACATCACTTGGAGTCGAATCTCGCCCCACAGTTTGAATACTTCTACGTTCCTCTGAATCACAACCCAGTTCTCTCGCTTATGGGGGCTGTAAATTCTAGCACCAATTTTCGGTGCGTGACCGATGTGGGTTAAGACGTGACGATAATTGAACTCAAACATCATCTCGTCAGGCGAGTCAATTCCAAAAGCACCCATCAAGTTCTGCGAAGGAATTGGATCATAATATGCCCAGACTTGAACAGGGTGTGCCGACCATAGTTTGTCTCTGGCTTCCACGTAGAGTTGGTCAATATTGTTTACGTTAATGAATACTTCATAATAGAACAGCGGCGATCCACCAATCTCGATTGATTCCTGATCCCACACGTTGAACAGATCATGCTCTATATTCTCTGGATCAAATTGCTGGAGTGTCCCAGTTGGACTGAATTTACTGCCGTTTGGATTGAGTATTACCATTGTGAACATATCTATCCGTTGTGAGCACCAGATTTTGGATTGCTAGGGGATAAATAAGATAGATTCCTATGCTAAGAAGGAGGCTGTAATGTCCAAGAAAGAATTATTCGAATGGTTTTTTGAACAAGAACGTACATTCACCGCCGCAGAAGTCGGGGAACTCGTGGATCGTATCTGTGATTTCAATTGCGGCGCTATTGATGAGTATTTAACCAAACACGCTAACAAGACCTTCGAGACGTGGCTCGAAGAGAACAAAGACTAAGGAGGGGGAGCGTATGGAAATTAGAGATACAGCAAATCCAATTGGCGAAGTTAAGATCGATGAAGCCATTGAGAACTTCGTTCAGATTATGTCTGTTGAGTGGGATGAAGCAAGAGATGCCATCCCATGGTACAAATTTTGGCAACGCATCAGTATGGTCCGAGTTACAGATTTCCTTTTGAAGTCCTTGGATGAACTGATTGCTTATGTCGATGAGCTTGTGGATCTGCACGGTGCTGACAAAAAAGCAACCGTACTACGTGCAATCGAAATGATTTACGATTACACCGTGAGAGAAGCTATGCCAATTTTGCTTCGCCCATTTGCTGGCAAAATCAAGAGCATCATAATTCTCGATGTGATTTCTCCAGCCATCGACTGGATGGTAGACAAATACCGTAATGGAGATTGGCGTAAGCCTGATGCCGTCGAGCTTGCTGCACAATGGCAGTTGAAGGCTCAGATGATCGGTGTACCCGGTGGACACCGTCCTACGTAAGGAAAAAGAAAAGCCCAGCAATGCTGGGCTTTTTTATTGCGCTCATTTAAGTCCATGGAACTTTTGGAATTCTTCATCCGACATTGGTTTTCCCAGCTTCGTTGGGTTGAATCCCTGAGCTTTCTTTCGCTCCATGTCGGCTTGTATGTCTTCAGCCGACGTTGTAGCCATATCCTCATCAGACAACGGCTTCAACTCGTAGCTGCCACCCTCGGCCTCAGCCTCGGGGTCTGGCTCGATCAAATTCCTCAACTGATAGAAGTCCATTAGAATCCTTCTTTCGCCCAATAGAGTTAACTCAATGTTAGTTTTGTTGTAATCGAGATCGTCCCGCCACCATCGGGAATTTCAAACGGGGCTCCCGAGAACCGTTCCAACCACAGAAGTGCATCTGATTCGTTGGTGATGTAGTATCCATAAGAGGTCGCATCCGTGGCGAAGGCGAAAGTCTCTTCAGAATACACAGCAGTTGTGACGCCACCAGCTTGAGTAGTCGTCCAGTTTGCCGACAACAAAGTGATGGCGGTGTAACCGGTTAACGTGTTGACTTCAGTGAGTTGTGATTTGATCGTTGAATCAGAGGGGGTTAGATTGTTGGAATACAAATGCAAGACAGGATTGTCTGCGAGAGTCATTCCGACAATGTATTGTAGCAACAGGATTTCTCCCATGACATCTGGACATACAAGGGCCATTTCTTTCTCCTCTTTTCTGGAAGGTATTTCTCTTATATATAGGGTTAGATTGAATAGTTCTGGGGGAGAGTGAATAATATGGCAAAACCTAAAGGAACCACCAAGGAAATGATCCACCAAATACGCTCGCTTTATGCTGGCGGAAAGTGGACTCAACACAAATTAGCCAAACGTTTTAAGCTGAGCCAGTCCACTATCTGCAAGATCATCAATAACTACATTCACAGGGATGATGTAGTATTGACTGGAAAAGCTGAAGTAAAGGTAGGATACAGACATGGCTATTAAAGACAAAGATGGTAAAGTCTACAAATTGCGAGGCCCCAACCCCTTAATGAAAGACCAAAAGGAATGGGACACCAAAAAGACCAAGCTCATCAACGTTGGTTGGGACTCCGAGGTTGTGGAGGACGAACGCAACCCTGTCAAGAAATTCAAAAGCGATTTCAACGTAGTTGAAATAAGCGATGAGTTGGGGCTCATGCCGAACAAAGAGGCGACTGCTGTAGTGCCGCCCAAAGAATTCATCAAGGACATTCAAGAATCCCAGATTGAAGTAATTGTTGAAGAGCCAGAGAAGGCACCCAAACCAGAAAAGGTCACTACTTTAGATGTAGATCCCAGACTAGCACGTATTTTGAGAGAGCGAGGGGTGGAATATTTTTGCGCACCAGCAGTGAGCAAAAAATTACATACAGATGATCTTTATGATATTCGATATCACACCATACAATATGGAGACAAGTACACGTTTGACGCCATTATTGTCGATCAGTCAGATCTTCAACTACAATTTTGGTGTGCAAGACCGATTACCATTGAATCAATCATATATCGAAAGATCAAAGAAGGCGGCGAACGATGGTGGAGGGTAAATGATATTGAGGCCAAGACTGGCGGCTACCTTGTTTTGGCAAACCCATCTGATACTAACCCAGATTTCGGGTAGTGGTCTCTGGTCCTACGGTTACTTTGACTCCTAAATCTTCCATTTGAGATCGATAGTCACCGACTGCTTTACGATATCCACTTTCGTAAATCTGTGTAATCAACTGACCAAAATCTGTAAGATCTTGATCGGTAGTAAGAGATGTAGAAACACGTTCTACAATTACATCATGCGGTGTGTATTTTTCTTGTAGCAGTTCAATGAGCCATTTCTTCAAGGTGAAAGACCTTGGATTTGACATGTATTTCAGAAAATTGCTATCGCTTTTTGCGCCTTCCATGTTTTCCTTTCTTACCAGTGGGATCTTTCTTGGAAGTGTTAGCGTCCCCTGATATTGATACACCTAGAGGATGGCCCACTGCGCCCCACCAGTTGAAACCTCCACCATCCTTCGGTGGAGTGCCGTCATACACAGCAGATGTGCCAGCCATCTCTCTCCAAAAGTTGTAACTCTTCAGATGTTCAATGTATTGGGCAAACTTAGAGGCCCGATCATCTGTTGCTACTTGCTTTGGCGGTGCCACTTGCTTTGGCGGTGCTACTTGCTTTGGCAGTGCTGTAGTGGTCTTTTGTCCAAACTTAGAGGCCCGCTCTTGTCTTGCTGTTTGCTTTGGCGGTGCTGCTTTCTTTGGCGGTGCTGTTTGCTTTGGTTTAGTGGTCTTTTGTCCAAACTTAGAGGCCCGATCTTGCGGTGCTGCTATTTGCGGTGCTGCTATTTGCGGTGCTGCTATTTGTGGTGCTGCTATTTGTGGTGCTGCTATTTGT